CTAACTAGAAATCTGCCATTTTTATTAGGTACAAACATTACTCTAGTATCTTTAATCCCACCTTCCCACTGAAAATTACCCTGTGTAACCACATTAGTATTACGAAGATCTTCATTGTAGTCTATTTGCTCATATATTTTAGTCAAATTAAACAAAGATTCCTTAGCTTCATCTCTGAAAGCATGTTTCTCTGTTCTTGGAAACTGACGATAGTATTCATTTAAACCATCTTGATCGTCCTTTAAACCATCAACTTCGTTTTCCCAATGTGATATTACACCGATGTCGATGTCTTCTCCGTCAACACCTTTGATTGGTTTTTTTGGAGTGTCGAATACAGGTAATCCATAAGAATCAATGTATCCTTCGTAATTCCATTCCATAGGTACAAACAAACTATATAGTCCTGAGCTAGTCTGTCCATTGCGGTTTCTTTTTGTGACGTCCGAAGACTCGTATAGTTTTTTAAAATTTGATCCACCTTTGTCTAATGCGTTTGAAGTAGATCCCATCATGCACTTACCTACTATTTTCCTACCTAATCTTAACGTTGTTTTCGTAACCCTCCAGTTGTTGAGGATGTTGTCTGGTCTCTCCCATTTACCCGATTCATCGTGGACGAGGAGCTTGAGTTTCTCTCCATCATAGGAGTTATCCCCTGTGTTCTTCCAGTCGATCGTGGTGTCAAGACCCGCCTGTAAGTCTTCCGTTGTTTCTTTGATTGAATTACGCGTGAGCCTTTTCGAAGGTACCTTGTATGATAATTCTGTCTTTGGACGCTCCATTCCGTCCTGTATTGGTTTAAAAAAGAAGGGGTAATTGATTGATATGGGTACAACTTTATCAGTGAACATTTTCTTAGCATCAGCTCCAGACTTGGAGAGTATTCCAAACCTAGCATCTCTTGAAATTGTTGCCTGGTTAACTGTGTCGGATGATGCCATGAAACTAAATCCAGACCGTCTGTTCTTAAGATAGCACATTCCGTAACACCTACTGTCCGATTTACAAGCCTCCCAGAATATGTAGAATAACCTGTTTGACTCGCGAAAATCTGCTGACCCCACGTCAATTTTAGTCCACTGCAAGTACATGTACTGAGAACCAGTAATATAAGTAGGAACGCCATTGCTATAGAACCAATAGCCTTCTTCACGACGAACAAACTCTTTGTTAATGTACTCGTACCATTTTTCTTTAAACTCGACTGGTCTTTCGTTCCAATCATAAACTGTTTTTATTTTATTTAATTCAGATGGATATTCTAAAACTTTCCAACGCTGTTCTTCTTTCTTCTTAGAACACTTGTACACGTCTTCAGCCAATGGAAGAGCTATTAATAGATTTTGTATACTATATATCTCTCCTATTTGTCCTGTTTTGCTTATGACAACTATGTCATGCTCTTTATTGTATCCGTATTCCCATTTCTTGAGCCTATTCATTCTACTTAGAACGTTTGGCTTTATATGGTCTTCTACTATATGGTATAGATCTTGCTTGTACATTATCTAGATCTTCCTTCTGCAAAACCCTTAAACTCTTCAGCTTTAACAGCACTAGCTTTTGGTTTATCATTTAAAAGATCTTCTTCTGACTCTATTCTAGCTAATATTTCAAAAGCATCGAATATAGCAAGTTTCTTTGTAGCGGCAGCGTTTTTAAGTCTGTCAGCAGAGATATCATCTTCTGAGTCAACGATCTTTTCTTTTGCTACCTTTATAAGTTCTTCAACTGCTATTTGCCCAGCTTGGATTATATTCAGTTTCGTTTCCTTTATTTTCATATTTAATTAAAATGTCGTTGGGTTCCATGCAGTATAAAACTTGGTCATCAATTAAAAACTCAAATTCTCTGTTTTTCTTAAATCCAACCAAATCGCCTTCATTTATTTTAAGAGCTTCTAAGACACTGTTTCCGTATTTTACTATACCAACACATTCTTTTAGCTTTCTTAAACTAGAGCCATCCTTATCAACAACTGGCTTAACGAAACAATATTGTTTTAACGTCTTCCAGTCGTCACCTACTTTTTTCATGTATATCTGATCTTCAGAGGCGAAGTACATATCTTCTTTAAAATACTTTCCACTGTTTACAGATTTACCTTTTTGATTGTAGTATCTTCTAAATATATTATGATGCACTATAACTTTGTCACCTTTCTTTAGTTCTGTTTCAAACGCTAAAGGTACGGCAATTATTTCCGCTTCTCTATTAACAAACTTATGACTAGCGATACTAGAGTTAATTATTAGCTTTTTATCACCAATACTTAACTCGTTATTGTATCTTTTGCCTATAGGTTTAATTATGAACTGGTAAACACTGTTCATTAATACTCTAAATCGTATTCAACAGATATTGCCATATTGCTATTAAACTTCTTCCAAGGAAGAATTTCATCGTGCTTTTTTATATATATATTATAAGAGTCGTCTCCATCCTGAAATAATATATCAGAAATAGTGTGACCGCCGTAAACCTGTTGACCTACAGCGTAATGCATAGCTTCGTTCTTATAATCAGAACCTATACTTATTTTTCTTATAATGTTACTAGTCATTACTCTTTTTCAATCTCAGTAAAAGTACCATCTTCAATATTTATATTGATAGCACCATAGATATCTTCTAGTTCTTTTTTGTACTTTTCGATATCATCAACAATACCAGCATACTCGTGTAGCAAACTATGTTTTTGAGTTTCTAAAAAACCAATGTTAGTTAAAGACTTGTTTAAGTCTTTTTGGTGGCTTGTAATTACTTCTAATTGCTCGTCTGTAATTTTACTTACTTCTTTACTTTCTACTTTTTTCATTTAATTTAATTTAATTATTTTACTTTATCTTTTATTTTCTCGTATGTTCTTAGTCCGCCAAGTCCGAGCATTCCTAGCAGTACTGTCATTAAGTGTTCCATTTGTAATGGCGGTGGTGCATCTGTTGTTTTTGTTATCCATATAAATAAATCACGTATAACAAAATTGTAAGCTAACGCAACTCCACATATCCATCCTATAAAAGGTCTCCAACCTGCAACGAACAAAGTTCTATGCGAAGCTTCAACCATATTAATTTTAGTTTGTAGTTCTATTAGTTTTTCAGGATCAAGTTCTTTGCCTTTAATAGCTTCTCTTATTTCCCAAGCTAAGTTACCAGCTACAGACTTTCTACCGCCTCCACCTTTTAATAGCCCTAATAAAACTTTCCACATTATTTTTCCATGTTTTTATCTATGGCAGCTTGGCGTTTAGCTTCATAACCGCTCATTATACCATCTTTATCTAAATCACCTTTCATTTTCAAAGCGCTCGCTTTAGTATCTACAGGCATGTCACTTAAAAGGTTTTTAGTGTGCTTAGTCATCCAACTCATAATATTATTTTTTAGTTTTAGTATATGCTTCTTTTTCCCAAGGAAGATTTTTTGCACCTTCTTTCATTTGAGATCTTGAATATTTCTTACCTTTCCAGTAGACGTTATTATCATCGTAATCTAAATCACCACGTTTCATTTGATCTATATGGATTTTTTCATGCTTAACAACATCATCAATCTGCTTAGGATCTTTAATGTCTTTGTTAATAATTATAGTGCCATTGTTATTAGCTTTACCCAATACGCCATCTTCCATATCAACATGATATATAGGAGTATCATTACCAACGTATGGAGCACCGTTCATTTTAAAAGCCATATTTATTTTTTATAAGGAAAAACTTCGTTTAATTTTTCTTTTCTTTCTTGACAACCGCAAGGTATATTAAGACCATTAGATACTTTATCTACAAACGTTTTAATACCTGTAGCTTTGGTAAATTTTTCTATACTATCTCCTAATCCTTGTGATTTCATTTTTTACTTTTTATAACCGCAAGCTCTCATATATAAGCCTGAACCAGCCGTTTTAGGACCTAATCCTGAGTTTTCTAATGGCGTTCCATATTTAGCAGCCGGAGAATCTAACGCTTGCTTAGCTTTATCATAATCTCCACCAGAGTCAGCCATTGCTTTTGTAAACG